AAAACAAAAAAGCAAACAATCATTAAAAATGTCATTCCAACTAAGGTATTGGTTGTAATTGTGGTGATTGTTTTGTCTAATATCCTCTGTTTGTGCATTATAGGTAAAAAAATAGTCAAAAAATGAGTAAAAAATTGATATTCAAACTATTTATATAATATAAGATTAAACAAGATTATGAATAAATACAGAAAATACGCCAAAGAAACACAGGCATACATGGAAGAGATTGAGACTTATCTCACCTCCAAATATGGCACTGTCAAAGACAGTTGGAATCTCACTTTAAAGCTACTTGCAGACAATATTGAGTATTACAAAAAATGTAAAGAATCAGTTGAGGAAAACGGTATATATAATAAAGTGAGTGGCAGGAAAAATCCTCTATTATCAACCATGAAAGATTACCAAGCAACTATCACTAAACAAATTCAACACCTAGGTATTTCACCATACGCTGAAAGTAAAATCAAGGATGGCGGTGAAGAGGATGATATACCTGATTTCTTAAAAGATTAATGATTGAAAAAATGGATGCAAAATATACAGATTACGCAAATAAGGTTATTCAAGGTGAGATAGTAGCATCCGTTTATGTTAAGTTAGCCTGTGAACGCTTTCTAAATTGGTTCAACAACCCTGAACTTGAGTTTAGACAAGACAAGGTTGATAAGGTCGTTAATTTTCTTTCAAAGTTAAAGCACTATCAAGGTAAGTCCAACGGCCAGCCTTTCATCCTAACTGATTGGCAATATTTTATTGTTGAAAATATATATGGCTGGTACTATAAGGATAGTTCAAGGAGAGTAATACGCAATGTGTACGTAGAGGTTGGACGTAAAAGCGGAAAAAGCACGTTATTGGCAGGCATAGCCTTATATGCTTTGTTGGCTGACGGTGAAAATGGAGCGGAGGTTGATTGTGTAGCTAATACAAGACTTCAAGCAAGACAGTTGTTTGGCTATGCCTCTGAACTGTCAAAATCATTAGATAGGAAAGAAAAGTATGTTAAGAGGTATAGAAATCAAATAAACTTTCCTCTCAAGCAAAGTAAGTTGCAAGTCCTTTCCAGTGATGCTTCTAAACTTGACGGCTTCAATAGTTCACTATTTGTTGAAGATGAGTTACATGCGGCCGTAAACTCACAATTATATGATGTCTTGAAGAGTTCACAAGGCATGAGAGAAAATCCACTAGCAATCTGTATTACCAGTGCAGGATTTGACAAGTTTTCATTTTGTTATCAAATGCGTACAACTTGCATTGAGATACTCTATGGTAAAAAAGAGGATATGTCTCAATTTTCTGCTATCTATTCAATTGATGAGGGGGATGATTGGACTGACCCCAAAGTGTGGAAAAAGTCAAATCCAAATCTGGGCATAACGGTTACAGAAGACTATCTGCAAGAGCAAGTAACACAGGCAATGAACAATTCAAGTTTGGAAGTGGGTGTGCGTACTAAGAACTTTGGAGAGTGGATATCATCATCAGACATTTGGATAAATAATGATTTATTACTCCAATGCTCAGAGAAGGTGAATTTGAACCAGTTCAATGATGAGGATTTTGGCTATATAGGTGTTGACCTTGCAAGTGTCAGTGACTTAACGGCAGTATCAGTTTTGATAAATAAGGATGATAAGTATTATTTCAAGACAAAGTACTATTTGCCAGAGTCAGCCCTTGAAGGGAATAGCAATTCTGAAATGTACAAATCATGGGCACGGCAGAAACTCCTTGAAATCACTCCAGGTAACGTGACGGATTACGATTATATCTTAATAGACTTGTTAAAATTAAATAACAAGATATTTATTAATAAGATAGCCTATGATAGTTACAACTCAACTCAATGGGCAATTGATGCAACCGCAGAGGGCTTACCGCTTGAGCCATTCAGCCAAAGCCTTGGAAACTTCAACAGACCTACCAAGGAATTGGAAAGATTGATAAAGAGTGGAAAGGTGGTCATTGATGATAATGAGATTACAAGGTTTTGTTTCTCAAATGTGATACTCAAATCTGATTACTGTGAGAATGTCAAGCCTGTCAAGTCAACTAACCAAAATAAGATTGATGGTGTAATTTCAATGATTGAAGCCTTGGGGATATACTTGAACAATAACAATTACGGTGGTAACTTCTACGGCTTTGATAATAAAGAAGAATAATAGTAAATAAAATATGTTTAGCATTTTTAATAAGAAGAAAATTGAAGAAAGAGAGATGGGTGGGGAAATACCAGAGCCTTCTTTCTCTCCTTCACTTTTTCCTGTTTTTTCCAACAGCAACAACCCAATGGGATTGAGTGCAGTTTATAGGGCTGTTGAGATTATTTCTGATAGCATTGCCACTTTACCAATTAAGGTGATGTTGAAGGATGAAAAGAATTATCAGAATCTCAATGGTCATTATCTTAACTTGATATTCAAGTCAAATACAGATAGGCTTACCAAGTATAACTTCGTAAAGTTGCTTATTCAATCTGTATTACTCAAAGGTAATGGTTATGCTTACATTGAGAGAGGTGAGAACGGAAAACCTAAATCATTAAGATTCCTTCCTTCAAGTGATGTAGTCATAAACTATAACAAGCAGAATAACTCTCTGACTTATACTTGTAGTTTGGTAAGCAAGAAGGTTATCCAGCCAGAAGATATGATTCACTTGGTAAAGAACTCTTATGATGGCATTAATGGTGTATCAGTTCTGACTTATGCAAAGAGGCTACTAGACACCGCTCAGTCAACTGAGAATAGTGCAAATTCATTCTTCTCCAATGGTTGTAATGTGGCAGGCGTAATCACCTCAAAAAGCATTTTAAACGGTAAGCAGAAAGAGCAAATACGTACAGGATGGATTAGTCAAGCAGGTACAAACGGACATTACTCAGCAATGATTGGAGTTTTGGACGGTGGCCTTGATTTCAAACCACTTCAAGTTAATGCAAAGGATGCTCAGATGCTTGAATCAAGGCAATGGAATGTGCAGGATATTGCAAGGTTCTTTGGCATTTCCCCAGTCCTTCTCGGTGATTTAAGTAAAGTATCATTTTCAAGCCTTGAAGCCGTTCAGCAAGATTTCTTGCTTCATACCCTTCAACCTTATATAATAATGGTGGAAGAAGAGTTTACAAGAAAACTCGTGGGTAATGAAAAGAATGTTGAGATAAACCTTGATGAGAGTGCCATGCTGAGGACTGACAAACAGGCACAGGCAAACTACTATTCAACCTTACTTGATAAAGGTATTCTTTCAATCAATGAGGTGAGGAAAGAGTTGGGATATTCAGAAATTGAAGGTGGTGATAAACATATAATCGCTTATACGGATATTAGCCAAAATACTATTAACAAAGATAAAGAAGATAAAGAAGAGAAAGAAGATGAATAAAAATTTGGAAATACGCAGTTTTGATACATCGTTTAGCCAGAATGATGAAAAGGTTATTACTGGCAGAGGTGTTGTTTTTGACTCCCTTTCAAATGATTTGGGGGGCTTCAGAGAAATCATCAAGCCTACTGCAATTACCCAAGAGTTGATTGACAATTCTGACGTTTATGCAAGGATGAATCACTCAAATGACTATATTCTTGCTCGCTCAAATAAGGGTGTTGGTTCATTGAAACTTGAACTCAAATCAGATGGCCTTTATTACTCATTTGAAGCCCCACATACAGAAAAGGGTAATGAACTTGTGCAGCATATCCGCAGAGGTGAAATATCACAGTCTTCATTTGCATTCATGGTTGCTCAAGAGGAAGATGCTGAAAGGTGGTATAAGAATGAAGAAGGTGTAATCATAAGGGAGATTAATAAGATTTCTTACCTTGGTGATGTTGCTCCTGTTTTTCAACCTGCATACAGTGAGACTTCTGTAAGTCTCAGAGCATTGGACATGGTTAAGGAAATGAATCAGCCAATTGAAGAGAGAGAAGATAAGAAAGAGGATGAAGAGGAAGAGGTAAAGACTGATTCTGAGGTAAAAGAAGATGAGGTAAAAGAGGAAGAAAGCGGAAAAACTGAGTCAAATACAGAGGAAAAAGAAGAAAAAGAGGACTCAGAAGAAAAAAATATTACAAAAGAAGAAGATTTTGAAGAAAAAAGACAACTTCAAGATATTTATAATAAAGAAAATAAAGGAAATATTAAAACAATTAAAAGTATGGAATTCAAATTACTTTCAGCGATTAACGCAATCGCAAACAATCAGGTACTTGACGAGACCTCAAGCGCAGTCATTGAAAAGGGTAAAGAGGAAATGCGTAAGGCTGGGCTTTCATACGGCGGCCAGATTCAACTTCCTATGGAGGTTCGTTCAGCAATCACAGTAGCAAGTGAGGGTGAAGATGTAGTTGCTACTAACATTTATGATATTCTTGAACCTTTGAGGGCTAAGAACGTTTTAGCTCAGGCAGGTGCAAAGTTCCTCACTGGTCTTGTAGGTGATGTTCAGGTCCCAATTATGGCTGGTGGCAATGTAACTTGGGAGGGTGAGACCGCAGAGGCTTCTGACGCAGGTATCTCTTACTCAAGTGTAAAACTTTCTCCAAAACGTCTTACTGCTTTTGTTGACGTATCAAAAAAGTTCCTCATTCAGACTTCTGATTCAGCAGAGGCTCTTATCCGTCAGGACTTGATTAACGCTATCAACAGCAAACTTGAGAGCACACTTCTTGGCT